GTCGGAAGAAATAGTAGTATCAAAACGAGAAAAATCGCCTGAAAAGAGAGTGTCGCTACTACCCTCTTTGGCGTTCATAAATCACCATATAGAAGCAGACTTAACACCATAAGGAATAATGAAAGTACCGTTAAAAGCATTTAACTTTTTAATTCTATCGATTAAAGGAATGGCATATTGACCTTCAACCATAATCGCCTCGAGAGGGTAACCAAAAACTGCCCTCATCTTACCTTTTGATTGAGTCCTAACAAAGGCCAAAATCAATGCTGAATCACCGCTAGGATAGTCAAAATTACGGAAATACCCAATCCTGGTCTTGAGTTCACCGGAATAGTTCTGAATAGCAAAACCTTTTTTACAACAATAAGGATAACCAGCTGATTTGCTAGCTAGAGTGCCTCTAATGACAGTTGAAACTTGGGAAAGATTAATCGGACAAATTTTCCCATAAGAATCAATTTCAAAAATATCATTTATAGTTTTTTTTAAAAAAGATCTAAATAATTTTTTCTTATATTCAGAAATCTTATAAGAAGGAGTAAAATATCATGCCATATTCGAAACATAATTCTCAGGCAAAAATATATTTGATGGATTAATATCAATTAATAAATTATTGTCATCAAAAGAATTGAAAGCATTAAACTGAGATAAATTATCTTGAAGCTTTCGTTCAACCATTCTATCAACTAAAGGCTTTAATTTTGGCCTTGAATAACGTTTCATATAATTTAAGAAATATTCTTCTGAGAATATAAAGTTAGATGGATTAAGATCTAACCGGCGGGTATACTTCATGAAAGAATTATTAATTAAAGAATAGAACCGCAAGGCATGTCATGTTTTTGGAACATCAGGACAGAAGTCGATATTAATATTTTGACCAGTATAATTAATAATACGATCTTTTTTATAATCTCCAGAATAAACAAAATCTCAATATTCTTTTAATTCAGGAGAAGAAGGTTGATTTTGAGCCAAAAAAGGCGAAACATAATATGGATTGACGTGAAAATCGTCATTATACTCTTCGATCCAACTGGTATCACCACCCTGGATAGGAAAATCAGGATAAATAAATCCGAAATTTTCACAAAGCTTGTTAAGCTTATCAATTAAAGAAGAGGGAGATAAAGAAAATTTATTATCCCACTTCCTGGACAAAGCTAAGTAGCCCTTGTTATTAACAGGAACACCTGTACAAAAGTTAGATGTTCT